CCTTACTGCTATCCTTGAAAAATCGTCAGATGTTTATCTGGACAATGACATTATCTCGCTTAAAACCTATGAACAACATGGTGCAATTTATGCAAGGGAGGGAATCTAATGGATTATATGATTATCAATGGTTTTAACACATCAACCCTTCCTAATTGTGTTGTGACTGACTTTGGGAAGGTGGAGGCGGCTACGCCAAAAGGAGAGAAGGCAACTCTTTATGGAGTTAATGGTAGTTACCGTGTGTTAGATGGTTCTTTCGACAGTTACGAAAGGCCCTTCACTCTCTACGTTAAAAAAATGGTTGATATTGAAAGTATTCTTGATAAGTTTCAATCGAATGATAATGTTTTGGAATTTAGCTATCAGCTTGGCTCATTGTTTTATGCTAACTTTGTGAATGCTAGTTATAAACCTTTTGGAAATGATGCTTGGAATTTAGAAATCAAGTTAGACATGCAACCGTTCAGATATCCGAAGAATATCGCACCAGTCGTATTAACAAGCGCTGGAACGATTGATAATATCGGTACGGTCTATTCAGAGCCTATCATCGAGATTGAGGGCGATGGGGATGTATCACTTACAATTGGCAATAAGACCATGTATCTGACTGTAAATACAAAAACTACAATCGATTGCAGGCAAGGAAAACAAAATGTCTTTAATGCCAGTGGGACAGTGCAGAACACTCTTAGAAAACGTGGAGGATTTTTTGAAATACCTGTTGGTAGTAATGGTGTGACATTTACTGGTAATGTACGCAAGGTGACTATTCGTCCTAATTGGAGGTATCGAGTATGATTTACTTAACAGAAGGGAATATTCCTCTTAATGCCGCGTACGATGATAACATCACACAAGAAGCAAATAGCACCTATCAATTAATATTCAAATTCCCTACTAACAACATTTTATGGCAACGGTTGAGAGAAGAAACTTTCTTGACTGCTGATGATCTACACGGCGAGCAGGATTTTGTCATTTTCGAGGTTGAGAAGAAGCATGGCTATATTCAGGTCTATGCTAACCAAGTATTCACTCTCTTGAATAACTATGTGGTCAATTCTATCTCTTTGGATAGAGTGACTGGTTCGACTGCTTTAAGTCAATTTGCTGGGAGCATTACTCGGAACAATCCATTCTCATTTTTCTCTGATATTGAAGATAGACACACCTTCAATGTTGAATCTAAGAATGCCATGGAGGCATTTTCGAAAGATAAGCATTCTATTATTGGTCAATGGGGCGGTGATTTAGTCAGACATGGGTATCAAGTACGATTACTAAAAAATGGCGGTTCGGAAAACGAATCGCTTTTTATGTACAAAAAGAACCTGTCTAGCTATCAGCACAAAACCTCTACCAAGTCTTTGAAAACTCGAATTACTTTCACCACGACAGTCAAAGGTGAGGGAGAAAAGGCGCCTGACCGCAAGTTTTCTGTAGTTGTGGATAGTCCGCTCGTTAACAAGTACAGTCAAATCTACGAAGATGTGATTGAGGTTAATGATCAGGATGTGAAGGATGAAGCAAGCCTTCGTAAGTATGGTGAGCAGTATTATCGAACATCGCTCTGTGACATGATGGAAGATAGCCTTGAGCTTGAAGTTGTCGGCCAGAGTGACGTGCCTGTCCAGATATATGACATTGTGAGTCTATTTCACGATGTCTACAATCTTGATGTGCGCAAGAAGATTACTAAGTACACTTACTCACCAATGGGCAAGAAATTGAAGACAATTGGTTTTGGCCAGTTTAAGTCAGGTCTTGCGAATGCGATTGGTAGTGTAGTTAGTGATGCCGTCAAGGGTGAAACTCAGCAATTTCAAAGTAAGTTTGAACGACAGTTGGCAAGAGAAATTAAGAATGCTGACCTTGCTTTTGACCGAAAAAATGAAGAATTGAGAAATCAATTTACGGATGAAGTGAATGCTATTAAAGCCAAAGCTGAAGAGTTTGGCGCTATAATCCATGAAGAAATAGACAAAGAGCGCCCTGAGTTCTTAAAGCGTATCCGTGAAGAGTTGATGAGCGGTGCGGACTCAATCGCTGAGTTAAGCAAGAAATTGGAACAGGTCAGCGAGACCGCAAGAATCAATGCTGGTCTAATTGGTGGTGATGGAACCGCTAAGTATAACAAGAACCGTCTCAACGGTAGCACGGCTAAAAAACTTGCCTATGGTACTGATTATGTCGAAGTCGGACACAATGGAGAAGGCTTTGAACTAGGTAAGCAGTACGTTATTAGCTGGTCAGCAACATGTACGCCTTACGGAAAAACGGACGTGACTGTAATCATAAACAAAACACCGTTTTACGGTGGACACGTTCATTTTGTTCCTGATAATCCATACTTGCCAAACATTGACAAAGACTTAACAAATAAAGAGGAACAAGTCTTATCGGTTTACAACGGAACTTATCAACTGACATTCTCGGGTGACTGGTATCAGAACTCAGTTCAATTTGCGACGGTTGATAATCGAACCAATCGTATTGAGTTTGAACCAGTCTATAAAACGATTGCGGACGGGCAAAATTCAATATATGACGCAAGTTGGAACGAGAGTCCAACATTTATTTTTGATGGAGGTATAGCATGACAGAAACAATACCAATTAGAGTACAACATAAACGTATGTCAGCGAGCGATTGGACAAATAGCCCTCTTGTTCTGCTCGATGGTGAGTTAGGTGTTGAGAGCGATACAGGAAAGGTCAAAGTTGGAAACGGACGTGACCGATTCACAACCTTACAATATCTAACTGGTCCAAAGGGCGACCGCGGAGAGCGTGGCGAAACTGGTCCAAAAGGTGCGGACGGAGTCATGCGATTCGAGGAGCTTACAAGCCAACAAAGAGAATCGTTAAAAGGCGCTCCTGGTCCAATGGGGCCAACAGGACCTAGAGGAGAAAACGGAACGCCAGGACAAAAAGGTGACACTGGTCCTCGTGGAGAACAAGGACCTATCGGTTTAACTGGTCCTAAAGGTGCAGACGGTGCAAGAGGTGCTCAAGGACCAGCAGGGCCAACAGGACCTAGAGGAGCAGACGGCGCGCCTGGTCAAAATATTATTAATCAGAACGGTGGACAACCACTAAAATATTGGTTCGGTTCTAAATCTCAGTATGACGCACTTTCTACTAAAGATAGCACTACTATCTATGACGTATACGAGTAGGAGGTATTATGGCTAGAGAAGGAATTTATGTAGGTAACAAAGAAGTTACTCATCGTTACATCGGTTCAAGGCTTGTTTGGATGAAAATAAGACTGTTATTTAGTGGTGACGTGTCAATAAATTACGACTATCGTAATAAACGAATAACGCTTAATAAGGATTTTTCACAAAATAAGATAAAAACTGTCGAGATAAACGGGAAAGAAATTTCGTTTTCTAAAATCGAAAATATACAAGGAAAAACGTATATAACTTTCACTGAGTCCATTGAGGAACTTGAGCGAAAAACTGGATTTAACCGATATAGAAGTTTCTATGGTTCAATTCCTATTAAAGTTTATGGAGGATAAAAATGGACATCACTATTCAAAACGTCCGTGCGCCTGCTCTAGAGCATAACGGGCGATATTACAAGGTATTTCAACCAAAAATACGCGATGAACTGTTGAAACTTCATCACATGGGTTGTGCTGGGGACACGGTTTTAACGGATATACAGCTAGAGCAAGGGGATTTCCCTACTAGCTTTGTGGAACCTACGATTACGCAACGGACTTTGTCTGGACTCTTCAAGGATTTACGTTCTATTGAACTTGAGTTAAGAGACCAAAATAGTACGCTTTGGAGCAAAATCCAGAAAAGCAATCAAGGAGCATTGACACAGTTTTTCGATACAAATGTTAAGAGTGCTATTGCTCAAACTGCTAATGAAATCAGACAGGAAGTGCGAAATGCTTCTAACAGCGCTAGGGTTCAAGTTACGTCGGAAGGTGTAACCATTGGTTCTACTACTTTGACAGGAGAGCAACTAGCCTCAACCATTTCTGCCAGTCCTAGAGGCGTTGACATCATCGCTCCTAAAATGAAAATCAAGTCTGACATGATTGTTGACGGTGCGATTACTTCAAGCAAGATTGCTGCAGGGTCAGTTACTGCTAATGCATTGGACGCTGGCTCGGTTACGGCTGACAAAGTTAAATTCGATACAGCTTTCATACAAAGGTTAGTATCTCAACAAGCGTTTGTCGATGAGTTGTTTGCAAAAAACGCAACGATTACAAAGATACAAAATGTTGATTTCACAGGAAATAACATTAAAGGCGGTCAAATTACCTCTTTAAATGGGGATACTACATTTGACTTGCAAACAGGGCAAATTGATATGAATTCTCCAGGCGTCGGGATAAGAAACCAATTTCCAGGCCGTCCATTACAGTATCTTGCATTCGGTTCTGGTAACATCAACGGCGTCGAAGGTTCTTACACAGCTTTGCTAAGTAACCGAAACGGGATACAACAGATGGATCACACATCGGCAGGTCTTCAAATCTGGAATGGACGTTCAGGAAGTAAAATCCAAAGTGCTATCAATATGTACGGCCAAAAAATAACATTTAACCAGAGTGCGCAACCAGGCTTGAAAGAAATAACTGTCGATACGAGTGCACATTCCATTACTGGCGTTGACGAAATTGTTATTCAAGGTGTCCGATTATCGTATATTTTAAACGATATTTACGACAATTTCAGAAATCTTGGAGCAGTAGCTGGCAATTACAGCCGTGGCTATTATCAAAACTGGAAATAAGAAAGGGACAAAATGAACACACAAGACAAAATTATTAATGACCTAGCAATTCAATTAGCGAATAAGACGATTGAATGTGCTAATTACAAAGCGCTTTACGAAGAAGCACAAGAACAAATCCAACAACTACAATCAGATAAAGAAAAGGAAGAATGATATATGACATTTAAAGTTATCAACAAATATTTACAAGAAAACAACCGTACATTCGTAGCGGTTCGACAAGAAGCGCCATATACGGCTTTTGACCGTGTTTTGATTGGTAATCGTGTGAACGAATCAGACGAGGAATTAATTAAGGCAGTCATTGGACAAGTGACTACTGAGTTCAATCC